GAGCCATTTCTTCAGAGTTTTCAAATAATCCAAAAGCAGTACCTCCAGCAAACCCGCCAGAAATAGAAGCTAACATATCGTCAAAATCAAGAGATGTTTGTCTCTGTAAAAATAACATGTTCTCTTCGATTGCTCCCTGAGTATCTAAATTCTTAAGGATTGCATCAAATTCATCAAGTCCAGCAGCAGCAGTAAATCCTACTTCTACATTACCTCTTGATTGAATAGCAGCAAATAAACCTTCAGATCCTGGAGTTGTACTTACACCTGCAGCAGCACCAATTTGGCTAAATTCACTTTCAATCATACTCATCTCTAGGTAATCTTCAAAACGTAATCTAGTTTCAGATTCAGCTTTTAAATACCATAAGTATCCAGATGTGCCATCTTCAGTTGCAACTTCTACCCATCCAATTTGTGCCATATCAGATCCAGACACTGTGTACTGGCTTCTTAGTATAATTGGTGAATTAGAAAATTGTGTAAAAGAAGGTTCAACAGAAACTCTTGTTTGAGCAGTTTGCGCATTTGCAACAGCTTGATTTATTTGAGTACCTTTGCTATAAGAAGAACCGTATACAAATACTTTAGCTCCTGCCCCAGCAGTAAATCCTGAACCAGCAACTAAACCTTGATTATTAAATGGAGCAACAACAAAAGTTCCGCCAAGACCTGGAACGGTTTGCGTTACAATACCTTTAGCTTCATTACCACTTGAAGGCTCTAAAATAACTACAGTATCATTTACTGATATTACATTAGTTACAGTACCTAATACTGTAATAACGTTTTGATTTGCGTTGGCAGCGCCAGCGGCATCAGCTCCAACAGTAATGCCGTCGTAACTAATATGTAATCTATTTTGTTCAGACCAAATTACTTGATCAGATGTCATTGGCATTTCAGCGCCAACCATTCTTAAGAAGCCAGATAACGTACGGTTTCCGTAACGTTCTACTTCTTGTTCATATACTTCTGGCAAATACTGTTGAGCAAAGGAAGTTGAATCACCATTTGCTGCAGTGCCGCCGTTAAATTGTAGGTAGTTGCTATTTAATAGTTCCTGCGCTTGCGAAGGTACTAAACTACCAAATTGAGGAGTTAAACTCATAATTGTTTGTTTTTAGTTAAATTTTTTTGTTTTAATTTTTAGTTTTGTAGAATCAGCGCCTGAAATAGCTTTGACCTTAAATCCGTTTAAAAACACTTCTCCTTGCGTAGACCTAGCTTTGGTGCTACTTAAGTTTTTAGAACTGTTTACAACTTCTTTTACGGCATCCGCTTTTCCTTGCTCATAGAAATGAGCTGCGATTTTATCCACGTTGTCAGCAGCGTACATAGCTTTGTGATAGCCTTTCGCATCATTAACATTACCATCTGAGTCTAGGAACTTCCCGACAAGGTTGTTAATATTCGATTGGCTTTCTGCAACTTTATCACGATTCTGAATATTATACTTATAGCTTTTTTCGCCGACTGTAATATCGAAACCTTCGAAATTGTCGTTGAAAAGCTCTTTAGTACTTTCCTTAAATTGTGCATGTTGTTGCTCAGCTGCTTCTTGCTGCTTATTATATCGGTTAAAAAAGTCTGTAGCTTTCTGTTGATCTTGAGTAACGCCCGGTCTCAACTTGATCTCGTCGTAATACTTACTCTTTGTCTCTTCTAAATAGCTTTTGGCTTTTGCAACTTCTTCTTTAAACGCAATTCTTTTTTTGCGTGCATCTCTATCTTCGTCAAGGTCTTCATCTACGGTAAAATCCTCTAATAACATATCAATGTCTTCACCTTCTAAATAAGGCTTTTCTTTTTTATAATACTCTTTTAATAACGTAACATCATCAACTTGAGAATAATCGGCGTTAAGTCTAGTATAGTCCTCTATTGTTCCACCTGTATCTTCCATAAAAGAAACTAGCTTTTCAATGTTATCAGGCAAAGCTTTACCAAGAATTTTTTTGTCTTGTATAGCTTTTTCTACTTGAGCTTCAACTTTCTTAGTCTCTGTTACTTCTTTGATTGCAGAAAACCCTTCAGCATCCGAGTTGGACTCTTGTACAGGTTCTCCCACCTTTGTGCTATCTCCGGATGGTTCTTCCACAGATACTTCTTTTGTTTCTCCGATTTGAATGGCATCTTCGTTTGGTATTACCACTTTTGTAATTTCTGGAGTCGTTTCAACTAAAGGCTCTTTAATTGTTACTTTAACAGGTTCATTACTTGGTGTTGTTAATTTTTTTGGAGTTTTCTTTTTAATTTTAAACTCGCCTTCCTGCTTAACAGGTTCATTTGTTTTTTCTTCTGTCATGATATAATATAATTAAATAATTGTTTACTTTATAAAAAAGCAGGTGGTTCTACATCTGCTGTGCTTTCAAAATCTATAGGCGTACTGTCGTTTTGTCTTTGGCCAATTAATTGGGATTGCTGCGTAGCTTCTATTTTACTTCGCATATCTTTTCTATCTTCAATTGAAGATTCTTTTTGTTGCATAGCCTGAACTTCTAATTGCTTTAATTGCATATCAAACTGAAATCTAGATTGCATCTCTTGAGCTTTTAATTGAGCCGCAATTTCCATTCGCTGAATTTCCATTTGATTTTTAGATTGCTCAAACTGAACATTTGCACCCATTATAGCTTCTTGCTTTTGAACTTCAGCCATAGCTGTCTTTTCTGCAGTATCCGCTTGAGACTGCCCTTGAGCTGCTATATTAGCTTGCTGATTAGCTTGATCTTGCTTGGCCTTAGCTTTACGCTTTATCTTAAGCATTTGATTCGCTAGCTTAAGGTTTTTAATTTGCCTTAAGTCAATAGCATCTTCAAGATCAATTCCGCTTTGTTGCAATGCAACTTGGATGTTTGCCTCTAGCTGAGCTTGCTCTTCATCATCTGGTTCTAGTTCTAAGAATATACCAAAATCATGAAGATTTAAATTTATAATTTCATCTAAAGTTTTTATGTTGTATGTAGATATAGAATTTTGTAGAGCACTTCTAGTTAGTGGAAATTCTAAAGCGTCAGCTATCTTAAGCGCAACGTTCTCGGCTAGTTTAAGGGTTATGTAAAGCCCCGACTGATTAATATGCCTAGTTGCTACATTCGATGCGTTAGCGGCCATCTTTTGAAGCCCTACAAGCGAATTTTTATCCATAGCTGTACCGTCTCTAGCTTCGTTAAGCCCGGTTACATCACGAATCATTTGCAAGTAGTATTGGTATGTTTGAATTAATGCTCCAATTTTAGCTTGTCCACTTGAGCTATTAAGTTCTTGAATAGGTACTTTGCCCGGATTCATATCACCGTCTTGCGTAAGTGATCTACCTACAATAGAACCTGTTTGGAAATACATATTAAGTGCCTCTGCAGGATTGTAGTTTGTACCATTACCTAAATCAACTTCTGCAAGCCCGTCCATATCTAAGTAAACTCCATCCGGCACCATTCTAGATAATACCTGTTGTAGCTTTAAATGTGTTAGTTGAATCATATCAGCAAATCCAATACATTTACTTACTAAAGATTCAATACGTCCTTTGTACATTCTAGGTGCACATAAAGCATAATTCATTTCTACTTTAGTTGTATCAGCTGTAGGTCTAGACATGTTTTCTGCTAGTTCCCATTTAACCATTTCATTTGAACCTAATACTTTGGCTCCCGTATATAAAACTTCTATAGATCTTGATACTCTTTCAAAGTTATCATTTTCTGGTGGATTAAATGAATCTGGCTTTTCTAAAGCTTTTAATAATCCCTGCGGTGTTTCTTTTATTTTAAATACTTGATTATGATATGTTTTATAATCGAAGTATAGAACTTGAACTGTATTTTCATCGTAATTGCCCCAACCAGTTATATACTGACTATTACCTGGCATTTGTTGAATTCTTTCAAGCTCTTCTTCTGAAATGCTTGGAAATTCTTTTTTAAGCTCAGGTATTGTTATAGACTTTACTTCACCTACGTAATATACATCATCAAAGTTAGGATCTTCAGTATAAGAATAAACAACATAAGCTGGATCTACATAATCAACTGTAATTCCTTCAGCCGTATTAAACCCGGTTTTAGCACACGCAATACCTAAAACAGTTAAATCCATATTTAACCTTTTTCTAGTAAGGTCATATTTGTTTTGAGCAAGCACAGATGCAATTGCTTCTTCTTCTGCTATTTCAATTGATTGCTTATAGCTTAACTGCATATGAAGTTCTAATTCATCTTTAGACTCAGGCACGGTATCAATATTTGGTGTTTGATATAAGTCGATACCAAGTGTTTGTTTTAAGCTATCTAAATACTCTTTAGCCACCATATCTTCGTATAGCATAGAAGCGTAATCAGTTCTTTTCTTTATAGAAGACGGGTCTTGAGCGTAAGCTTTAATATCGTAAGACTTTCCAGATATGCCATTTACTACGATGTCTACAAATTTAGATAAAATAGGTACTGGCTTCCAGTCTAAGTTTAAATAAGATAAATCACCGTTTATAGATAGCTCATCTTTGTACTTTTGTATTGATTGCTCACCTCGAGCATATAATCTTAATTGGTGAAATTGATTCCAACTAGTTAAGTATCTATTACCATTAGTACGCCCTTGTCCAAACCATTCGTATTCAATAGCTTGACCAACTTGCGTCCCGTATTCCCAGCTTGCTTTTTCTGCATCGCTTACTACTTGACTAGGAAAAGCGCTATTGGTGTTAGTATATATACCCATTTAACTTATTATTTTTGATGTTGAACCTTTATTATCGTACTTTTTAAAACCTAAATCTAACGCTTGTGGTTTTTGTCTAGGGGCATTTGGTGCATATCTATGTTTATTACAAGCCATTAAAGCTAGCCCTGAACTGATAGAAGCATCATGCTTTGTTCTATTATTAATATCAAACTTAGCCCAGTCTTCCAAAGTTCTTTGAAAATATACATCTCCATAACCAGTTTCTTTTAAACCTACAAAGTCGTTTATGTAAGTTTCAATTGCGGCTGCGTGAGCTTGTTTAATATCTTCGCTAGAATTCGGTATTCCGCCTAGCTCTCTTTCTGTCACAGAAAGTTTATTGTATTTTTTGTCAGGTCTATTAATTGAATAACCTCTGTAGCCTCTTCTTTTAAAATGATACAATAATCTAGGTTTATTATTTTCAGCAAGTATAGGCATTCCGTAAAACACACAAGCCATTAAAACGTCTTCAAAAAATATTTCAGCGGTTTGAGGTCGAGATATGTATTCTAAAAAAAACATATTTGCCGGCACGTCT